GCACTTCGTCTACGGGTGAGGTAACTTCAAAGCCCATACCAGTCAAACGACCTACTTGACCTCTAACAGCCGTGTTGACATGGGGGTTTCGATTGAACTTTTCCCAACAGGAGTTCTGGAGAAGTTTCCTGTTCCCTTCTGTAGCTACGGAAGTAGTCACCATACCGGTTTTATCGAAGCCGTCCGGGTCCTTGTCTTCATCAATAGCTGTGTACTGCCAGGGCATTGTAAACTTCAATGCCGAAAGCTCGTCCTCAGTCAGTTTGTCTAAACCTGAAAACGCCAGATCAAAGTTACTCATTTTTTCACCTTTTTTCGGACCTATAAGAGGGTTGTTAGCACTTTTTGGACAAAAAATCAAGGTTTTTATTAATTTTCCTTAATTTTTTTCTCTTTTTCTTTTAAATATCTCTTTATCCACGAAATAAAATACTATCCCTCCTGCTAGGTTAGCTATAATCACTCCGGTCATTCCTTTGATAATGTCCGTAATGACGTACAGAATTGGAGAACTTAGTTGCCATCTTATCAAATACAGTAGGAAAGCTTTCACTGTACTTACCTCGGGCCTAGGTGGTCGTTGCTCATTATCATTGTTCCAAAATAAGGAGTTTGCCGTCTTTCTTTAAAATCTGTGGCATTTAGCTCCCTACCCCCATAAACAGTCCAAGATGCACAAAAGATGGCATCATCTTGAACCCCGCCCCTTTCATTCTTTTCGGGAGAACCGAACCAGTGTTTGTCAGCATCATGGAAGAAGTATTTCATCTCCTCCCGAAGCATATCCATTTCTTTACTCCCCATAACTGCCATTGGGGGAGCTTTGAACCTTCCCTCTCTGGAAAGCAGATAGAACTCACTGAATGCCGCCTTTTGTTTGTCGTAGGTCGGGAACACAGCCTCAAACTTTATCTCTTCGTCTTCACACCAAGGTTGCAAATCCCAAATTCCCCACCGTTCTCCACATAGTATATCTACCCCATCAAACTCTTCTTTGCAGTCAAGGATGAGGTTTTTTAAGTCTTCTAGGCTATGACTCTCGACATGAACCAAATTCAGAAGCAAATAGATGTATGATGGTACCTGGCCCGGAGTATCAGTAGACTGAAACAGCATCGGTTTGGACTTACTACCAGGTAAACCCTTAGCCATACAAGTAAATATTGTCCGTGCTCCTCTATTTGATACTTTCATCGGGTCAGCACGGTCGATACCTGCAAGAATAGCCCAATTAGTATCCAGAATCCCTCCCAGCATCTCCAAGTCTTGAAGAGTTGCCATTACGGGCATTCCGAGTTTATCTTTCAGGGTGTAGTACTTCTCGACCGGTATCAATCTCTGGACAACCTTATTGATGACCCCTCTTTCTTCATTGAGGTCTCTGTTCTGGGCTCTCCGTTCGATTAGCATCCGCATTTGTTGTTCGACCTCAACCTTGCGAGTGATAGCTTCCATCATAACTTGATTATTACCCAGGACACCGTCGATTCCCATATATCCGATACCTTGAATCATTTCGTCAGTGAATACCTGCTCAGAAGCACTTCCCCAGGTGTTCTTGAAGTATCTTTCGAAGTCCCCCATCGGAAACTTGGCAGAATAGTCGTCCAGTTGATCCTGAGTCATATTGGGATTCCAATAATCCTCATGATTCGCCTTAGCACTAAACCTGTAACTAAAGTAAACAGTCTTGCTCTTTCGGGTCACATAGCCGTCAAAAAGGTTATAAAGGATGTGCTGCTTTGACGAAACGGTGGAATCTATTACTCCCAGAGCGTTTGGGATGTTACGAATAGAACCATCCAGTTGAACAAAGAAGGTGGGCTTTCTCATGTCGAAGATTTCAGAGAAGGTATATCCGGTAATGTTGGAAACGATACCACTGAAGCTACTAATCGACCGAATAACCGAAACAATGTTATTGCTCTCATCCTTGATCATAATTCTTCTCTCCTGGATGTTTCTTTTCCCCACTAAATCCTGGAGAGTAGGAGAATTGAGAATGATGTCGCGCATGATGTCGAAATGGACGAAGGTGACCTGTTCCTTAGAGTTAGCTCCAAGAACGATCTGCTGCTTTGTCCAGTTAAAGAACTTCCAGAGTTGGATAAGACAAGCCAGCAAAGACTTACCCTCCCCGCGCATCCAACACAGAATGATTAACCGGTATATAAACTGACCGTTTATCATTCTCAGACATTCTCGGACTACTTCTTTCTGGGCATCCCAAAACTCCCAGTAGGATCGGCCAGTGCTTGGATTTTTAACCCTTGGCAATTTCGAGATAGGGCACCAGACGGCCATGGTCGATCCTACCGGATAAATGGGGATTGCTACGTGGTCTTCACACCATTTAATGAAGCCTTCAGGACCGTCTCTGTAGGAATCGGGCTCGTATATTTCGTAAGGAGGCAAATCCCAAGGATTGACTCCTGGGAGAAATACCTTAGCCTCAAACAAGTCTTCGATTTCCTTTTCAGAGAGGGTTTCATCCGGTTCTAAGGATTCTTGTTCCTTCTTCTTTGCCAGTTGTTGTTCTTCGTACAACTCTTCGGTCTTCTTCCGATAACCGTCCAGCAAAGGTCTCTTTATTAATTTCCTTCTTTTCAGAGTTAAAGCCATGATCTTTGCAGCTCTTTTCTTATCTCACATGTTCGAGGTAAACGTCGTCTTCCACTCTTTCCCGAATTGTTTCAAGCTCAGACAGTATTTTATCTTTCTCTTTCTTGAATAATTGGGCTACAGCTTCATCCACGATGCTTCCTTTGTCTTTACCAGTTACCCTCTGCATAGTATTAATCATGCTGATGGTATTGGTATGCAACGCTACGCGGAACTCTCCGGAATGATTTCGATGTCTTGGGGTGGTGGTCATCGCTATCTATCCTCCTTTATTTAATTGTCGTTAGTGGTTCCCCCTTAATCTCCGTAAAGTCAAAGGGTTTACTATGTACACAAAGGCGACAGAAAACCAGTTCCTGAAGACCTTTATTAGTGCTGTAGACAGTTTCCTTGCCCAGACTGTTCCGGTATCCGTACACGATCAGAGGTTCTTTATTGAACACGCACTCCTGATCGCAGGTCTTCCTGGAATAGAGGATATTAGTTTTGATTACTGGCATAGTGGTTCTGGATTTCTTACCACTCATTTCCCGTCCCTTTCAGCAAGAGTTTGCCTGAGATACATCACAAGGTCTAACGCTTCCTGGTAGGCATCAAGCAAAGGATCTCTGCCGTTATGGGTTTGTAGAGTAGTCCCGTACTTATCGGTGCCCATCTTATCCCGGGCTTTCAAATCCTCCATAACAAGTGGTAGCACATCCATCTTACCTTTAATCGGCATTTCTTGTCTAGTGGCAGCATCCAAAACCATACTACTTATCCCCCTTTTCTAGGTTGCCTAACAGGCTGCGGACGCGGTTGATTCCTTTCTTGAACCCGGTCTCCTCAACCGTCTCTTTAGCCATCTTTTCAGCTCCGCCGTGGCTCAGAACCCAATTTCGCAACACCTTTCTAACACCCTTTTCTCCTTGACTATTGAGGCATTTAAGCCCCTCCTCAAACTCTTGGTTATGGTCGTCGCAAAGATCAGCCCACGGTAAGCCTCTCCTGTCCAGAAGCACGATAACACCCTCTTTTTCACAACCCTTCCAAGTACATTTCATCCTTCCCCTCCGGTTTCTACAGCACTAAAAACCAAAGTAATTTCCCGATCTTGAGGATTAACAAAGTCGATAAAATCCCCGTACATCGGTATATCTCCAGAAGGATCCTTTCGACAAAGCCGGTAGGAAGCTTTTAAAGGGTAATCAAATTCCTTACGAACAGCTTCCACCATTTTATCCACCTTCATGAGAAGCCCAAAATGAAACTCCGAAGTGCCACGGTCGCAGGCAACAAACACCTTCATCTAATAACCCCCTTTTTATTGGTATCTTCTTGCGACATCTGCTTATAATAGGATCTGTCACCAGTCTCTGACTTATTGACATCATCCCCTAGATTCGGCTTGTAATTGAAGGTAAAGGCTAACTCTAAGTCTTTCCACATAATATGGATAGTTTTCAAAGTTTCCCGTATCTCTTTATAAACCGGATGAATCTTTTCCCCCTGAGGTGTTGGTACCATCACGCTTGTAATGCTCATCTCTAACAACTGTAATCGACAAAGCTGCATATAAAGCGGTACAATCTGCACTCCCAGCTTAAAAGTCATTACTTCGTCTAAGAATTGATACGTTGAAAAGATCGTTTGGTAGAACGCTTTTAAATAGTCTACTTGTACTAGGCACTTCCCGCCTTTTTCAAATTGGCAACGATTATAAACGGGACAGTTGCTCTGGCATGACTGAACGATGTCCCAAGAAAAAAGGGTAACGCCCTCGCGGACATTGCCCTTCTGAATATCCATCTCTCCAATCTTCTCGGAGTTTACGATTTCTAGCGGCTTTCGCACTAAGTCCATATGATTCACCATCGTTTTTTCTTCGGAATAGCAGGTACAAAACACAAAGTCAAGAAAAAAGTTAAGGAAAAATAGAAATTCCATAGAAAAATTTAGAAAACCTCTCAGCTTTTGAAAGCAACCATAGAAAAACTAAAAAGGGCGGGGGCTACTCCTTCGATAACTACGTCCCAGTAGAGCCAGGTTCACCAAAACTGGAATAAATTATGCCAATAGAGCCAGGTTCACCAAAACTGGAATAAATTACGTGGTGAGGACCTACACGCTGCACACAAAAAAGAGCGTCAAGATAAAGCTTGACGCCCCCTACAGTGTTTTTGAAGCTGTATGATTTGATCATATCTCTTGAGATTGCAGCGTAGAGTTAATCTCACACGCTTTAAATTTGATATAGAACACAAACAAAAAGAGCGAATAAAGCTTGTGATTCGCTCTATTCGCTCTTTTGTTTTCAAAGCTTGTATAGCTTACGTCAATGACACTTCACGCTTTTTCAGTCTACTTACAGTGTCACTCGTCAAGTGTCTCTTTACTCTTTGTAACACACTCTTAGCATCTGCTTTATCTTTAAACTGAATCTTGTTTGTTTCGATGATTGCTTGCAGTTTAGCAGTAGCTCTTGCGTCTTTAGCAATCACTTTAGCAAGATCATTGATCGTCATTTCTTTGCTTTTAAGAATTGACGTAATGAGATGATCACTTGCACTTGCTTGACTAACTTTCGCATAATCGAATTTATCATCAGTCAATGACGCTGCGATTGCATTGTCTGTACGCATAATCTGTCTATATTCTTTATGCGTATCTCGCAACACAATAACAGTCTTTTTGTTGTTGTTTGCATTTACATTTGCAGTCTTTTCGTTTTTCTCTTCGCTCATTTCATTAACTCACTTTCTTTTAGTTTAGAGATTGCAGCTTTCTTGCTACTCTCAATAATTGCACTTGAGCAATCTCAAGTAGTAATAAGCTTTTGTTTGACTGCTTATTTCAAAGAGCAAAGCGCATAAAGCGCAATTCTGTTTTCTCAAAATAAACGCTTTTTTGCAACTATTTATTTTTTAAGCATTTTTTGACAATGTAGCTCCGATTAACCATATAAATCAATATTACTACCGGTTATTATTAATATTCCCCTATATAAGGCTTATATGTATTAACACTATGCGGCGTAACGGAATAATCCAGGTTCCTCAAAAACAGGTATTTCCTAAATCCGATATAGCATCTCAGTATTAACAATTTGTTATAACTGTAGCACCTGAATCCATGGTATAGTAACGGTCTCTGTATTAACAATTTGTTATAACAGTAAAACATTATAGGTTTGGATGGTTATCCACCACCTGGGATTGGAGCAGGATTAAGGAATAGAAAGACCGTCTGGAGGAGGACCATCAACCGGAAAAAGGAATTAATTAAAAAATCCTCATTTACGGTTGGGCCCTCCCGAAAATCCAGAGACCCTACCCAGGGGGAGGAACTCCATCCCCAGGACCTGGATTTCCTTCCCCACCGACCTTAAAAAACAAACAAAAAACAATCCTTGACATCGTGTTGAGGACCCCTATATACTCGACTCATTCAGCAAAGGAGAGGAAAAGCAGGTCCGATCCATGGTTCGGTAGTAAAAGGGCCGTAGGTTATTTCAGACCTGATATAGGCGAATCAGCCGCGGTTATTAGGTTTCGGTGCGCCTTGGCTCGGGGAGTCCTCCCCGGTACCTTTCCGGTCCTTTTCGGTACCTTTCCGGTCCTTTCCCGATACCTACCGGTACTTTTTCGGTACTTTTCCAGACACTTTTCGGTTACCAAACCTTCCTAAAACCACTATAAATCCACAAAACTTCTGGTTTCCTAAAGACTTTTTTCCGTAAACAAGGATTAATTTACCGATAAAATACTGATGCGCTTAATTCCTTTATATCGGTTATTTCCATACCTTTTCCTTATATGTACCTACTACACTACACTTATTTCTGATGGGTTATTTCCTACCTTTTATTTATACCTATCCTTCCTTTATCTTATATTGACAATGAGTATTCCTTTCCTTTATTTATTGCTTTATATACCTTTTACTTATATATGGATTGGTTTATTCCTTTCCTTTTTCTTATTTATATTTACTTATTCTATACTCCTAAATACTTTCTATTTGGTGGTATTCCTCATTACTGGCTTGGCTACTCTTTATTGTTTCTTCTCTCTTTGGGCCTTCTTTGGTGGTCGGTTCTGATTCTTGGGATTGGTTATGTTTGGGGGAGGATGCGGTGGTGGTTGCTGTTATAACAAATTGTTACAACTGAGAAGTTCTTTGATGGCTTGGTGGTGGAAAGGATCCACCTCGATTTTGGCTAGGGGGAGATTTTTTGGGCCTTCCTTTTTTGAGGATTAGGTACATGTGTGATAAACCTGCTTCAGAGCTTGATTTGCCCTCTTTTTAAGCTGTACCATCCGTCTTGTACCGCGGTAACCATTCTCTTTTGAGTTCTTCTACAGAACCGCGATGGACAGCTTGGAGTCCTTAAATCCGAACATTTTTTCCTAAGGAACCGTAGTCAGAAGTTGGTGACTGCCAGAAATCCTAAGGAACTACTTGAAATGCTTAGTGAAAAAAAATAATTTTTTTTCTTGACACTCCAGCATTTTTTCTCTATAAAGTAGATATGAAAGTGATATGAAAGTGAGATGCAGTTATGAACCAACTTCATATTGTGAGACTTAACTCTAACCCATTCTTTGACATAAAGCTTAGAAACCTCGGTTCTAAGCTTGATTCTGAAATACTTTCCGGCAAGAATATTTGAGGCTTGCTTAAAAACAGAGACACCGGGAAAGTGAGTAAAGAATCTGACTGAACATGCTGAGAGCTGTCTAGGTATCGTTTTCACAATGGAATCTCTTAGTCAACCAAAAACAGACACTAAAACAGACAGACGATCTTACCGACGTAGGTAGCACTTATTTTCCAGTGCTGACAGATGAGTTTTTGGAGGTGTTACAATTAGTGCAACGAATGAAACTTAACATGGTGGCTTAGCTGTTGGAAACAGTTTCTACTCTCTTTCTTTTCTCCTAGGTGCGTTAGGTGGGTAGAGATTGAGATTGACTTCAATCTCTACCCATTCTTTAAATTGAGTATGGAGGCAGAAATGAACAAACCACAATGGTTTATTTACGAGCTGACTGATGCTGGAAAAGTTAGGATTTATCCTAACAGACCGGCTTCGTCTATTGCAGTTGTCCAAGCTCGTTTGGAAGGTCTCACAAGAGATCGCAAGGGTCGAAATCAAACAAGAATGTTTGAGGTTTGGTGTGATCTTTGCTTGATCTGCAATACAGAGGTACGGAACGGGATTATCTTGAGTGTCCATTATTATCAAGAAGTCCGCACGGAAGGTGAAATTGACGCTGATTTCTATTATGCAAATCGTAATAGAAAGATTAGGTTTGGTAGAGCTGCTGGCGATGTCAGCAGATGGATACTTAAAGCTGCTATTTAGGAGTGTGTGAAAATGAGAAAGAAAGTGGTGGTGGATGATCGCACAGCTATCCACAGTGTTTACTCTTCTGAGAAACATAAGTGGTCAAAAGCTGGAAAGATGATACGCATAAAAGTTAAACCCACCAAAAATGGTGAGATCATCAAAGTCGATCCTAGGAAGTATGAGCCTACGGAAAAGCTAACGCAGATTATATTTGCGGATAGAGGATAGTAGATGCAGAGGGACACAGTGTAATGTGGTAATGCACTATGCTAGCTTCCCAAGGGCTAGCCTACTATTAATACATGGAAGGTCGGAAGGTTGCAGAGGGGAGCCATGATATGTGGCTCTAATGCACGATTCCCGTCCCAAGTCGGGAATATGTCTTATAAAGGAGGAAAGAGTGGAAATTATTGTCAAGAATAGATGCTTGCAATGGTTAACCAAGTTCATCCCTTACTGGCTTGTAAAGGAAGGTAATTTGGTTAAGGTTCGTTACGGTAAACTGTTTGCCACTAAGATCACATTCTAACTGAAAAGGACAAAGGAGGAAAGAGATGGCTGATGTTCATTTGATTGAACCGCATGAGCAACCGGTGGAGCAAACACGATCGGTACAGTACTCAAAATTGGAACTCATTCTTTCGGTTAAGAATGAGGAAGAGGAGACAGTCAAAGATGTTCTGGATATCATTGAGCTGGAGGCTAAAGCTCTCAATGACATGTTGGAAACGGTTGATGGTAATCCTCATCGACTCACCGTCATCACAGACACAAATGGTTTCAAGGACGAATTCTTGGTGGTAACGTCCAATATTTTCAGCTTTCGAGAGATTTCCGAGATTCTGGTTAGGATGACGGAAAGTATCGCCGTAGCATCGGCAAACACGTTCTTCACGGAACGCAAAATCAAGTGGGAAGAAATTGCACAGTAGAGCATGGCAGAGGGAGACCCGAGCAATCGGGTCTTAATGCACATATCCCGTCCCAAGTCGGGATAATAAAACTTAAGGAGGGAAGAGAGTATGGAAAAGGAAAGCGTAAGAAATGCTGAAATCTACCGTCTAAAGATGGTAGAAAATAAGAGTAACTCGGAAATTGCTAAGGTGTATGGCATCTCCCCGGTGAGGGTCGCTCAGATAATCTGGGACATCTCGGAAAGCGAGTCAAAAGGTAGAGTTGCAGGTCTTCATCCCTTCCCATCTCAGTGGGAAGAACATATCCTGATCAATACTCGGGAGATAAACGTCCTGACGAGAAAAGGAATTAAGACTCTGAAGGAACTCACGACTTACACGATCAAGGAACTTCGGGGACTCAAGAATGCTGGACCGAAATCATTCGGCAGTCTCCAAGAGAAGCTTGAGGAACTCGGTTATTACATTGCTGGTACTCAGCCAGAAATCAAGCTGAGGCAGGATGACATCGTTTACCTACTGATGCAAAAATTAAAGGATCACGCCACTTCTTGTAAGAAGGGTACATACAATCAGTCCGATCCGACAGCTTACGAGAAAGTAACCAGTAAGCTCTTTCTCCAGTATGGATTCAGCTTCCCCATAGTATCGGAGGATGAAGAGCCAGAACTTTTTGATGACTTCTGTCCCGATCCTGAGACTGTTATCATCCAAGCAAACGACTGTACATGGGGAATCAACTTCACCATTAAAGCTTCGAATGGTAAACATGTCGGTTACTGGTCAAGAGAATCAACCGGAGCTGATGGTAAATGGACGGGATGCTCACCGGAGTTTATCCCCGTCATCACACGATTGTTCCTTGGAGGAACTAGGGAACCGAGTGAGAATGACATAGAAGACCCGTACAGACGGGAAATTGATCTTAACAAGTAGGTAGAAAGGCAGAGGGCAGCCGTTCTAGGGACGGCTGTAATGCACGAAACCGGTCCCAAGTCCGGATTAACAAAGAAGGGAGAGAAGAGAGTATGGAAGATAAATCGAAACCTAAGACCACGATTATTCTTGCTACCAGATTAAAGTTTACACTTATTATCCGAAATGAGTCCGGGGAGGCAGGAGAAGACATCATCAATGGTGTAACGGCTTTCGTGAGGAAGCTTAATTACCTCTTTGAAAGCCAAAAGTGTGCGCCACTAGATGTTACTGTGGAGATTGATTCTTGTAAACTGGAGGATGAATTGTCGGCTTCCGTTACTGACTTGCGAGGATTCAGTCTGTTTGCCAAACACATACCGCATTTGCTTGACAGTATCACCGGATCGTCGTCTAACTTCTCATTTACGGGTAAGAAAATCCGTATTGAGAATTTGGAGTAAGGGTCGGAAATAAACGATGCAGAGGGGAGCCATGATATGTGGCTCTAATGCACGGCACAGTCCCAAGTCTGTGCAAAAACTAAACTAAGGAGGAAAGAGAGTATGAAAAAGACAGCAAAAGGATTGGTTAAAAAAGCGGGTAAGGTCGAAGAGAAGAATCAGGTTAAGGATGCTGCGGAAGTAACTGCTGAGGATAAAGCAGTTGCATTGGCTCCGGTAGCTGAAGTTGCTCCGGTAGCTGAAGTTGCTCCGGTAGTTGATGCTTCGGTAGCTGAAGTTGCTCCGGTAGTTGAAGCTGCACCGGTTTCCGAAGCTGTGCAAGCTGAAGCTACACCGGTAGCTGAAGTTGCTCCGGTAGTTGATGCTCCGGTGAGACCCGAGATTCCTGCTGATTTCTGCTTAGAGCAGGATTTTTGGGCAGGCAATGAAGCTTGCTTTGACCCGGAGAACAAAGACTGTAAGGATTGTGCTGAAAACTATGCACAAGCCTTCGAGGCATGCCAGAAGAGACATGAATTTCTGAAGGCATTGGCCAAGAAGTCTCCGGCAATGAAGCGAAAGTCTCCTCTTCTCAGTAAGAAACCTCAGTCCATCATGATTGACGATATGATCAAGTTGAGTATGCCCTTGGTGGATATGGTCGCTAAGTTGTCGGTGGATGAGTTCAACAGTGTGGAGAAGGACGCTCGTAAACGTCTTGACAGTCACATCAAGGCTATCAGGACGGGAACTTACTGCAGGGCGGAGGCTATGCGTCCGTTCATCGGTTATCTTGAAGCTCCGGCAGCAACGACAGCTCCAGCTGCTTCCGCTCCGAAAGCAGCGGATCCGAAAGCGGTAGCTCCGAAAGCTAAAGCAGCAAAACCCAAAGCTGCTTCGGCAACGACACTGAAACCGAAGGCAGTGGAAGCGGCATCACCTGCTGCTTAGAAATTGCAGAGGGCTCGGGGACAACTGATGTCCCCGAGTAATGCACAGCCTGAGTCCCAAGTCTCAGGTAAATAAACTAAAGGAGGAAAGAGAGAAGATGACCAAGGAAGACATCATCAACAAGGTTCTGAAGTTACTGCAATTGGGAGATGCCAACAAGAACGAGAACATTCACCAGAGGGAAGCAGCCATGAACAAAGCTGCAAAGCTCATGGCGGAACATGCTGTAAGCTTTGCAGACCTCAGGGAAGGTAGGGTAAAAGAAAGTCCCTTCACCCATGTTGTCATTGACGGTTCTTCCATCAACCCTAAAGTCTGGGAACTGATACTCTGTACCAGTATAGCAAAAGTGTTCGATTGCTCTTCCGTCAACTCTTTAAAACCATCATTTCAGATGCACGTCCTCGGTGAAAAAAGTGACGTGGAGCTGGCTGTGTTCTTCTATACTTATCTCAGCAGATCGGTAAGGAACATGGTGAGAGTCCACACCACCAAAGAAAAGCTTCTCAAAGAAGGATATCTTGGAAACGAGAGTGTGTTTCGGGACTCATATGCAAACGGTATTACGGAGAAAATCCGATCCAGACTGGAGGACCTGTACTCAAAGAGGGAAGCTTTTATTCCCTCTACGGGTAAGGAACTCATGGTTGTAAAAATGAACGAGGTTTCAAGCTATGTAAAATCTGTATTCCCCAATCTAACTAAAGTCACCAAGACCATGGTCAGAGACGGTCATGCTTACATGAAAGGTCTGAATGACGGGGAAAAAGTGAACATCTCTCGGCCCATTGCAGGCAATGGAGCAACACAGGAAGGAGCTATCGAATGATGTACCTTATGATTTCCCATATGATCGTTTTGATTCTCGGAATCATCGTCGGGTGGACAATGAGAAATTGCATCCGACGGAGGCTAGCATCAGCCCGCTTGATTGATTTTGACAGCTGGTTTGCTGCTGGAAAAAGGAAATAGCAGAGGGGACGGGGAGAAATCCCCGTCTAATGCACAGCCTGAGTCCCAAGTCTCAGGAAACCTAATTAAAGGAGGAAAGAGAGTATGAAACAGGATTTTGATAAGGTCTTAAACTCGGTGGTTCTGGAAGAGTATGGTGGGTGTAATCCCAGTAAAGATCCGATAATCACGCTCAAAGCTCGGATTGAGGAAGGTGCAATCCTTGTCTTTCTCGTAGGCAAATGGCGACCCATAAGGTCTTATTTCGGTAGAAAGTCCAGCATAACGAACAAAGTTATACTGAAGGATATGAGGGACATTATCCGAAGAAACACCGGATGGAGTAAGACTGCCCTCAAAGATAAACCTATTGAGTTCAAATGGGTTTATCTCGGTTCTAAGGACTTTCCAATAGTCCTTAATAATTGGTCGGTAATCAGCTTTAGAAATTCTCCATTCGACGCTCCGGAGCTTCATCAAACAGCCCTTGCTGGCACCACCGTAGAGCATCCGGTTCTGGGCAAAGATTACCGTGTACGAACTACGGGTATCCAAGAAGTCGATGGTCTTCTTGCCAAGACTAAGCATCATTGGTACAAGCTGGGGTCGGTAGATCCTATGTATAGGATTTATCTGAAAGACCACAACATTCCGTTCGATGAGAAAAATCCAATCAAGCTCAAAACTAAGTAGCAGAGGGGACGGGGATTCTCCCCGTCTAATGCACACAGTCCGTCCCAAGTCGGACTAATAACTTAAAGGAGGAAAGAGATGGCAGAAAAAAAAATTAAGAG